AATGAATCAAGTAAGTAAAATGCGTAAATTAACCGACAAACAAACAGCGTTGATTGACACACTCGTAGCAAATGGCTGTACCATAGGTAAGGCCGCAGAGATGGCTGGATATGCAGCTGGCGAATCTGGAAGAGTGACTGCAAGCAAGGCTTTAAAGCTAGCACATGTGCAGCAATACATGATGCAGAGAATGAACGAGGAGTTCGGACTGAGTGCTACATTGGCTGCTGGAACAGTCCGTAGACTAGCCACAGGTGCTAAGTCTGAGTATGTTCAGCTAGAAGCGAGCAAGGATCTGTTAGATCGCGCTGGGTATAAACCTATAGATAGATCACAGGTACAAGTAGCTGGTGATATACGTGTGAGTATTGATCTAGGGTAAGTTGCTACCCTGCTCACTGTCACAGAGGGGGGTAGGGGTAAAAACTATGGTAGTATGTTACTGTAATAGTCCACCACTCGCATTATTCTGGAAAAAGGTTTGCCAGTTATATTTTTTCTAGTATAGGGTTCGATCAAAGGAGAATGTCATGGAACCAATGGATGCAATAAGGGAAGACCTGTCTTCTAAGAAATACGCAGACAATCCCAAGAGGGCTATTAAGTTTCTCAAGAGCGTAATTGTTAGTGAGCAAAAAGCTATTAGTAAGTTAAGCGGTAGCGGCAAGACTCCTACTGTAACCTTTGGTGATGATGGCCCTCAACCTTCTACGAAGAAAGACGATATTAAAGAAAAGAAGTCTGTCATTCGTCAGGTCAAAACTCTTTTAAGAGGTTACTTACAGAGCGCAAGATCTTCATCTCGCGGTGGCGGTAACATTAGTGGTAAGCCCATGCTAGACATGGGTGGGCATAAAGTACGATTAGTAAAGGATATGCCCAGAAACAAATAATCTAGGAGAAGAGTTATGGCTGAGAAGAAGAGTTCTAACAAGGTACGAGCTAGGGATGATAGTGGTGCTTTCATTGCTGACGATCCAAAAACAGAGAAGAATGAAGCTTGGGTTTCTCTCTCTGCAAATGAAATTAACAAATTGAGATTAAAGGCGTTAAGGGAAAGTATGCTTAAGGAGCAGAAGTCCAAGGATGCGTAAGGAACACAAAAGTCCTACTGGTGGTTTAACTGCTGCTGGTCGCGCTCACTTCAAGAGAACCGAGGGCGCTAACCTTAAGCCAGCAGTTAGCAAGGGAACTAATCCCCGACGTATTTCTTTCGCTGCAAGGTTTGCTGGAATGAAGGGGCCGATGAAGAAACCGAACGGTGAGCCTACGCGTAAAGCATTAGCATTAAAGAAGTGGGGCTTTGGCTCTGTTGAAGCTGCCCGTAACTTTGCAAGGAGGAATAAGAAGTCGTAATGTGTTTTGGTGGATCTAGCGCGGATAGCCGCTATCAAGCAATGAAGAAGACATATGATCCTCTTCCTTCGCTAAAAATGGAACCAAGTTCCTCAGTAAGCGGGAGTACATCCTCCCAGCTTAGAGATGTACGGCGTAAGGGAATGAAGAAACGATCCCTTCTTACTCCTCTTCTCATGAACGAGACATGAGTTTCTTGAACACAATAAGCGTAGAAGACCTCTCTCTTCTTCGCCGCATAGTTCGTAAGACTCATTACGCCTATGTAGAAGCCAAGCATGGTAAGAACTTTGTAACTGACACAGAGTGCGACAAGCTTATTTCCAGCATTGGCCCTGAGGTTGTTGAGCGTATGATTAAATTTGGCGTAGATAAAGGATTAAGGTAATGAGCCTATATGAAAACATGAACAGAAGAAAGAAAGCTGGAACTAGCCGTTCCAAGAAGAACTCTACTGTCACTGCTAAGTCCTATGCCAATATGAAAGCTGGCTTCCCTAAGAAGAAGAAAAGCCTTCTAAAGAAGTAATGGCTGAATTTAAATACAAGCCTGATGGCGATGTAATAAAAGCCTTTATGAAAAACACCACGTTCTTTCGTGGCATAAGAGGCCCCGTAGGTTCTGGTAAATCTGTTAGCTGCTGCGTTGAAGTGTTTCGCCGCGCCCTTGAGCAGAAGAAAGCATCTGACGGAATACGCCATAGTCGATGGGCAATCATTAGAAACACCAATCCCCAGCTTAGAACTACTACAATCAAGACTTGGTTAGATTGGTTTCCCGAAGCAGATTGGGGTAAGTTCACTTGGTCTGTGCCATATACCCACCACATAAAAAAAGGTGACATAGACCTTGAGGTTCTTTTCTTAGCTCTTGATAGGCCAGAAGATGTTAAAAAACTATTATCTCTTGAGCTTACTGGTGTCTGGATTAATGAGGCGCGTGAGCTTCCGAAAAGTATTATTGATGCCTGCACAATGCGTGTTGGTCGTTACCCTTCAATGCGTGATGGTGGCCCTTCTTGGACTGGCGTTATTGCCGATACCAACGCTCCTGAGGAAGATCACTGGTGGCCGATCATGGCTGGAGAGGTTCCAGTGCCAGATCATATTCCGCGTGAGCAAGCTAAGATGCTGGTTAAACCAGACAACTGGAAGTTCTTTACGCAGCCCTCTGGAATGGTCGAGGCCAGAGACGAAGACGGGGAAATAAAGGACTACGTTCCTAACTCTAATGCCGAGAACACTAAGAACATGATGAAGTCTTACTATCCAAACCTTATTCAAGGTAAGACTAAAAGCTGGATTGATGTATATGTGATGAATAGATTAGGCCACATTCAAGACGGAAAGCCTGTGTATCCTATGTTTGCACCAGAAATCCATGTAGCTGATGAGGAAATACCAGTAGCAGCAGGGGTTCCTGTGTACGTTGGCGTTGACTTTGGGCTTACACCAGCAGCCGTATTTGGTCAGAAGATACGAGGACGCTGGTTCTTACAGTCAGAGATCGTAGCTATTGACATGGGCATAGTGAGATTTGCCGAAGTTATGAGGAATGAACTATCTACACGTTATGCTGCTGCGGGGGATGTTATTATATATGGCGATCCTGCTGGTGACTTTAGAGCGCAGACTGATGAATCCACACCCTTTCACATTCTGCGTGGTGCTGGCTTGAAGGCGTTCCCAGCGCCCTCCAACTCTGTTGATCTTCGACTTGAAGCTGTCTCTTCCCAGCTAACCAAGATGTCCGAAGGTAAGCCAGTGCTTTTAATTGATAGGCGATGCCCACAGCTTATCAAAGGATTTGAAGGTGGGTATGCCTACAAGCGTATGGAAGTATCAGGTGAGCGTTATGCAGATAAACCTGACAAGAATATGTTTAGCCACGTTCACGATGCAGCGCAGTACCTATTTCTAGGTGCTGGTGAGGGTAGAGCCTTGATGAACTCACAGAAACCAGCAGTACCAGTAGTAGCAAAACGTAGCTTTGATGTATTCAATAGGGGCGGTAGCTCAAGAAAGAAGCCTAGCTTCTGGGCAAGGATGTAGTTTTCCATTGATGTTTTGTGGTTTTTGTGCTTACGAAGAATAAACAAAGGAGATCGCTATGTGTTTTGGCCCTAGCTCATCAGCAAAACAAGCCTCGGCTGAACAGCGTGTAGAAGCTGACGATTTAGAACGTGAGGAAATAGAGGATCGCGCAGAGCAAAAGCGCGAAGATATTTCCGATGTACTAACAAGAAGGAAAACTAAAGGCACTCGTAGGTCTTTATTCTCTGGTGGGCGTCAAGGATTTCTAGGTAGGTTTGACTAATGGCTGAAGATCCAATCGCAAAGCAATACATTGCAAGTTACATAAAAGCTAAAGCATTTCGTGAGAACTGGGTTCCATTGTTTGAGGAGTGCTATGAGTATGCACTTCCACAGCGAGAGTCATTCTACCATGAGGAAGCTGGGCAGCGCAGGGACGATAGGATCTTTGACGAAACAGCAGTCGTAGGTGTTCAAGAGTTTGCTAGTCGTTTACAGTCTGGCATTGTTCCTAACTTTGCACGATGGGCTGACCTTATGGCTGGTAGCGAAGTTCCTGTTGAGCAGCGCGAAGAAGTCAACAATGAGCTAGACGAAGTTACTGAGTATGTATTCGAGGTTCTTCAAAACTCTAACTTTAGCCAAGAAGTGCATGAGTCCTTCATGGATCTAGCTGTTGGTACTGGTGTGCTGTGCGTTGAAGAAGGTGACTCAATTAATCCAGTAACCTTCTCTGCAATCCCACTACCTCACGTTGTGCTAGACACCGGCCCTGACGATAAGATTGACCACGTTTACAGAGAGCGCAAGAAAGTAAAGTTTGACCACTTGCAGCTTATGTATCCGAACGGAAAGTTTAACGATCAGGTTCTTTCGTTCATGGGATCAGGTAGAGAAACAACTGTACTTGAGGTAGTCTGCCGAGACTATTCTAAGAAAAATCAAGAAGCATACTTTCACTATGCTATCTGCATGACAACTAAATCATGTATATATTCTAAAGAAATATCTGGAATTGGGTCAAATCCCTTTGTTTGCTTCCGCTGGTCTAAGTGTGCTGGCGAAGTCTATGGCCGTGGCCCACTTATCAATGCGCTATCAGCTATTAAAACAACCAACCTTACTATAGAACTAATCCTTGAAAATGCTCAAATGTCTATCTCTGGCATATACCAAATGGAAGATGATGGCGTTATTAACCCTGATACCATCAACCTTGTCCCAGGATCTATCATTCCAAAAGCTATGGGTTCTGCTGGATTACAGCCAATACAATCTGCTGGTAGGTTCGATGTAGCACAGCTTGTTTTGTCTGACATGAGGCTGAATATTAAACGCGCACTTTACAATGATATGCTTGGTAATCCTGACAAGACACCAGC